GTTCCTGGGGCGGGGCTTGGCCGCCCGGGATCGTGAGCAGAACGCCCGCCGTTATGGCCGCATTGACCGAACCCACGCCCGCACCGAGGAGCCGGAGTACCGGCAGAACCGGAGGGACGCATGAAAAAAAGCCCGCCGGTGCGCCAACACCGACAGGCTGCAAGGGTTGATGGAATTTGAAAGCCCCATCACCCCGATGATATCACAAAATCGGAGGTTTTTACAGATGGAGAATGAATTGACCGTCCGGGTGGAACGCCCGGCAATTCCGGCCATGAGCTGGAACAAGGACGAGGTTGAACGGAACCTTGACGAGATGCTGGCGGCCTACAAAGGCCGGGTCTACACCCCGGAGAGCATCAAGAGCGCCAAGGAGGACCGGGCACAGGTCAAGGCTGTGGAGGCCGCCGAAAAGGAAGAAAAGGCTTCTACCCTGCGCCTGATCTACCGGGACAACATCGGCGAGTTGGAAGCTCTCATTCCGTTTGAACGCCTGTTGGACAACCGCTGGCTGAACAAGACGTTCGCCATTACAGAAGCAAAAAAGTCCCTGTGCCAGTCCATCGAGAACATCCGCAGCGACCTCGACTTTATCCGCGAGAACTGCGGAGAGGATGTCGAACCCTGCACCACCGAATACCTGCGCAACCTGAGCGTGAACGAGGCTGTCCGCGAGCATACCCGCCGCGAGAAGTCCCGCGCAGCACAGAGGGACGCAGAGACCGCCAGAGAAGCGGCAGAGCGGGCGCGGGCTGCTGCTCCGGTAATTGTTCCCCCGACCGCAGAAGAACGCGAGATGCGGGCGCAAGCCACCGCAGCAACGCAAGCCGCCGCATTCATCACGCCGGAGGGCCGTCTGGACATGGAGGCGATGCAGAGCTTCACCGCTGCGCAGGAGGCTTCCTCCCGCAAGCGCTATTACATCTGGGTTGAGTTCACCAAAGAAGACATTGCATGGTTCCGAAGCGCTGCCAAAGAACGCGGGTTCGATTTCGGCAGCATCAAATAATCTTCAACATTCTAGGAGGTAACAAAAATGGGTTTCACTTCACGCGCTGGCGCTGCTGCGCCGAATACCACTACCACAGTTCAGAGCCGCTCCTTCGCTGCTCAGGTCAAGCAGAGCGAAGCGATGCAGCCGGTCGCAGAATCTAAGCCGGTCGAAATCGAGAGCATGGACGGCCAGCATCTGACCGTCACCTTTGACGATGTGCGGAACTTCATCTGCAAAGATGCGACCTTCGCAGAGTGCCGCATCTTCTTGGAGACCTGCAAGCAGTACCACCTCAACCCCTTTACCAAAGAGGCATATCTTATCCACTACGACAATAAGAACGGCGACAGCGCGTCCACCATCGTGCTGGGCAAGACCTGCTATATGAAGATGGCCGAGCGTCACCCGCAGTATGACGGATTTGAAGCTGGTGTTATCGTGCTCGTGCCGGAAGTTGGCGAGATTATTCACCGCGAAGGATCCATCGTCTACGAGGACGAGAAGCTGGTCGGCGGCTGGGCTAAAGCCTACCGTAAGGACCGCAGCCGCCCCTTCTACGAAGAAGTGAAGCTGAGCGAATACGACACCAAGAAATCCCTGTGGGTAACGAAGCCTGCAACGATGATTCGTAAGGTGGCCCTCGTCCACGCGCTGCGCGAATCCTTCCCGGCCACGTTTGGCAGCCTCTACGATGAGAGCGAGGTTCCGGTAGATGCAGAAGCATCCTGCCGCGAGGTCGAGAACGAGCAGCCCGAAATCGGCGCTATGCAGCCCCGCAAACTGAAGCCGAAAAAAGAACAGCCCGAACCGTTGGCAGTCGAAACCACCGACACCAACGATGATCCGTTTGGCGGTGATGGCGAATGATTATCAAGACGAGCACTGGTGCAATGGTGGCCGGAGCGCTGGCCCGCGACCCGGAAATCAAGGAAACGCGGACTGGAAACCAGTTCTTGAGCATGAGTGTCAAGACGCACAGCGTCAAGGATGATTCCGGCAAGTGGAACAGCGTTTTCGTGGAGTGCTGCATCTGGCGCGATTTGGACCGCTGGGACGGACTGCTGCACAAGGGAGATTTTGTCGTGGCGTTTGGTCGGGAGCTGAAAAGCCACGAATCCAACGGAAAGACCTATTGGAATCTCGATGCCGAGGGCGTTGTGGTCGGAGGCCTTGTCAATGCCAGCTGGGTGCAGATGGCAATCGACATGATGCAGCCGACCGAACAGGCCGGAACCGATGACTTTGCGCCGGTGGAGGACGAAACGCCCTTTGACCCCGGCGCAGAACCGGCGCAAACGGCTTTTCCGGATGAAACGGTAAAACAACCCACCCCGGCGGCAGCGCCCGATTACAACGGCGATGACCGCCCGATTTCGGACACGGACGACTTGCCGTTCTGATTCACTGTTGAGAGAAAGGAGGTGAGCAGATGGCAATTTTTCGTTGCGTTTCGCCGAACTTTTGGTTAGACCCGAAGGTGGACGATGACTTCACCCCGGAAGATAAATACTTTTATCTCTACCTTCTCACTAATCCGCACACCACTTTGAGCGGATGCTATGAGCTTGGCAAGCGGCAAGCGAGCAGAGAGCTTGGATACAACGAAGAGACCGTAGACCGACTTATCCACCGAATGGAAACTGTTCACAACGTTATCCGCTATGACAAGGCAACGAAAGAGATATTGCTTCTTAACTGGCACAAATACAACTGGTCGAAATCACCCAAATGCCTGAAGGGCGTTGAGTATTCGCTGCAAAACATCAAGAGTGATGCGTTCAGAAAATACTGCGCAGATACCCTATCTATACAGTATCGGTACAGTATAGATACAACTGTATCTGTAACTGCTACTGTAACTGAACCTATTACTGAAACTGTTATCTATCCTAATAGAGATAGCTTAAATAACAGCAAAGAGAAAGCCCCGGCAGCTGATGCAGACCTCGACCAGATTATTCAGCGGTACGAGGAAGTTGCAGGCAGCTTTCCGCGTTCAGCGCTGGAAAAGCTGCAAAGCTGGCGGCAGGCTTTCGGCACAGACTTGATCTTGCTGGCAATTGACCGGGCAGCGGAAGCAAATAAACGGTCGTGGGCCTACATAAACGGAATCTTAGCCAGTTGGCAACGCGAAGGTGTTCAGACGGTTGGCGATGTAGCTGCAAGCGATGAGCAGTACCAGAGCCGCCAACAGCAGGCACGGCCCGGCAGCGCTACCGGTGGAAGAAAGCCCACCGAGAGCGTGGACGATCAGCTGACCAGAGTGCTGGCAAACATGGACAGAAAAAGAGGGTTTGAGCAATGACGAAAGAAGAAACGGCCCAGCTGATACGGATGAACTTCACGCTGTACAAGCTGGGCAGCAAACCCCTCACGGATGAGGAAATGGAAACCACCCTTGACGTGTGGACGTATCAGTTCCGGGATTATCCCGGCGAAGTGGTGAAGCGGGCGTTTCTCGCAGCGAATCGCGTCTGCGTCTATCCAATCACGGTGGCAGATATCTACAAGCAGCTTTCCCAGTGTATCAACCCGGATGCAGAGTGGGAGGCGCTGGCGGATGCAGCCCGCAAGGCACAGAAATACATGAGCTGGAAAAACTTCCCGATGGTGACCGGCATTGACGAGAAGGGCGGGCTTATCCGTAGCGATGGCACGGAAGAGCTGCAAGTGTTGTACGACAGCCTCCCCCCGGCGGCCAAAACTTACGCCGGGAGCGTGGGCGGCCTGAAGGAGCTGGCCATGACCCCGGACCTGACGTACCGGCGAGTGGAGTTCCTCAAACAGTCGCGGGAGGACATTACGACAACGCCGAGGGAGGCCGCCCGGCTGCGCGGCACGTCTGACCCAGCTAGATTGGAGGCAGTCAATGGGTAAGTTCAGGGTTTTAGTGGAGTGCCGAAACGAGGGCGGCACAGATCTCCACTGCTGGATCGTGGAAGCGAAGAACCCCGGAGAGGCGGAACATATCGCCGTCTCCAGGGCTTGGGCCTTCTACCCCGAGTTTGATGAGTTTGAACCTGTGAGGACGGAGGTATGCAAAAAATGATGATAACTCCGTGTAAAGACTGCCCCGCACGGCACCCGGTATGCCACGACAGCTGCCTTAAATACGCCGAGTTCAAGCGCCAGCGCGGCGCAGAAGCCGCTTACACCCGAGAGATGCTGGACACAGGCAAGGTCTACCACTACGACCACGAGGACCGCCACCGGGAGCGGGGCCGCAAGAAGTACATGGGAGCGAACGGAGGAGCGGACAGATGAAAGTGCTTATCGCCTGTGAGGAATCACAGGAAGTATGCAAAGCGTTCCGGGCTCGTGGGCACGAAGCCTACTCCTGCGATATTCAGGAGCCGTCCGGCGGGCATCCTGAGTGGCATATTCTTGGAGATGCGCTCAAGGCTCTGGAGGGTGGGCAAGTCGTGACGATGGACGGCGTAACGCATGACGTTGGCAAGTGGGACTTGCTCATTGCACACCCGCCTTGCACACACTTGGCTGTTTCTGGTGCGCGGTGGTTCACGGAGGGAAGAAAGCCTCTCAGCTTGCGCTTTGAAGCAGCTGCGTTTTTTATGAAGTTTGCGGAAGCAGATATTCCGCAAATTGCCATTGAAAACCCGGTGTGTGTAATGTCTACGTTATACAGAAAGCCGGACCAGATTATCAATCCCTGGCAATTTGGGCACCCGGAGCAAAAAAAGACCTGCCTGTGGCTTAAAAACCTTGCCATCTTGCAAGAAACCGACAATGTGTACGATTACATGATGACGTTACCGCAAAAATTGCGAGAAAAGAATCATTGGATGGGAAGAGGCCACTCGAAAGAACGCAGTAAAACTTATCCTGGCATTGCAAAAGCAATGGCTGAACAATGGGGGTGAGCAAATGAGGTACAAGCCCGGCGCTTACATCGTCTCTCTCGACCACCTGATGGAGCAGGAACTTGTTTATTACGGCGGGAAACTGCTCCACAAGGGATGGTTTGGCAACTGGCAGCTGTGGTATGCGAAAGCTGAGCTTGCCAGACTGCGCATTCGGGAAGCTGTCAAAATGGAGGAAAAACATGAAGCCGAAAACGAAATCCGAGCTGATGGCCGAATGGGCCAGCCAGCCCGGCCAGCTCAAGAAAGAGCGGGAGGTCAAGGCTGTCCGCAAGGCAATGGACGATGCCCGCGCCGTGATGCAGGACGGTCTGACCCGGTACGTCAAGAAAAAGACCAAAGCCCGCAGCATGGCAAAGGCTGAAGCGGATCCGTTTGCAGAGCTGGCAGGCTGGGAAAGCATGGAGCAGATCCAGGATGCCTACGGCTACGGCGAGATCACAGATGACAAGCGAGAAAAACTTACCGACCTGTGGGAAGCCCGGGAAGCTGCCAAGAACAGCCGCAAGGGCTCGGACAAGTACACAGACCTTGTGACGGAGATGCTGGAAACAGCTATCCGCAGAGTGGGCAGCGAGTACGCAGATATGCTGTTTGAGTATGACCAGCAGCGCCGGGAAGCTGAAAAGCAGTGCGAGCAGCTGGCAATGGAAGGGATGATAAAAAATGAAACCTGAAAAGAGAATGATCTGCTTTATCGTGTCAGCAGCATTGCTGATTGTGACGCTGTGGTTTACATCCTGCGGTGCGGCCACTGCAGAGGCAGAAGCTGAAAGAAAGCCATGCTACCATGTCACGGTCTACTCCCCGGCCATCGAAAAAGTGGGCTACGGCAGCGCACGGCATCCGAAGTATACCATTACGGTGAACACTTTTAGCAATCTGGTTCCCACTGATCCTTATAGCCGGGAAAGAGATTACCAACTTCTCCAAATCCCTCTTGAGAATGGCCGATTTGAGCTGGTGTCCACCTCACTGGTGGAAATCGAGTATTACTGAGGGGAGGGCTGGAAAATATGAGAATCCGTTCGTTGATTTATCGGGACCATGCGAAGAATGAACCCGGTTCCGCCATCGTCGAGTTGACCGGCGAGGAAATCGTTACCCTGAACAACATCATCAGGAAAGCCACAAAGGAGCAAGAGGGCAAATCTGCATCTCTGGAGATGGCGAAATCCTCAATCTTACTGAACGCTCTTGTGCAGCATGGTGGCCTTGACAGCGTGGATATCTTGGCTCTCAGCGAGGTAGACGAGCGGCTCCACCGACATCAAGGAGGCGAAGAAAATGCCCAACAATAAAGCAGTTCTGTTGAGCATCCAGCCGGTATGGTGCAGCAAGATCGTCCTGAAAGAAAAGACCGTGGAGGTTCGCAAGACGAAGCCGGAGGGCGTGAAGACTCCATTTAAGTGCTACATCTACTGTACGAAAGAGCGGTCGAAGATGGGCTGGTTGCGAATCGTCCCCGGCAAAGGCTGGCAGCGGTTGGATGGTACAGTCATTGGCGAGTTCGTTTGCGACAAGATTTGGGAGCTTGCACCGATATGCCGCGCCCCGGATGATGTCGAAGAAATGGCTTGCATGGACAGAGATCGCATTGTCCGTTACCTGAACAAGTGCCGCGGCTGGGCGTGGCATATCTCCGACCTGAAGATTTATGACCAGCCGCGCGAGCTGCGAACGTTTACAGGTTTGCAGAGCACACGGTTCGGTATGCGGCCTGTGGAGGTCACTCGCCCGCCTCAGAGCTGGTGCTATGTGGAGGATAACGAATGAAAATTATTCTTTACGGCGACCCCCGCACAAAGAAAAACTCCACCCGCATCCTCAAGGGCCACGCAAACCGCCGCATTGTGGCCCCCAGCGAGGCATTCATGCAGTATCAGGAAAAGTGCCTGTGGCAGATCAAGCGGCCTTACAACCCCATCACAGCCCGCGTGAATGTGCGGTGCGTGTACTACATGGCCACCCGGCGCAAGGTTGACCTTGCAAATCTCATAGAGGCGACCTGTGACATTCTGGTGAAGGCCAAGGTTCTGGCAGACGATAACAGCCAGATCGTGGCTGCCCACGATGGCAGCCGGGTGGATTACGACAAGAAAAACCCAAG